CCACCAGCATGTTTTTAATATCTTATCCACTGCCAGTTCCTCCGTTTAGTAAATATTAATTTTATCTGCTACTATCCTGCTCGCGGAAACTGTTGCAGAAAAATACTTCATGGATTCTTTCGTGCGTGATCGTCTCGCACTCACGGCAGTTATACCGTTCGCAGTTTATAACTGCACAATCTCTACATAGACACATATCCTCTGTTTGTTTACTGCACTTTGCCATTCCTTTCTCCTTAAAATTTTAATAATAGCAATGACACTTTTTACAATCACTCTTCCTGCACCTGTTCATACGCCCAGGCCAGGCTATCACCTTTCCTTTTGCGTGACACTGTTTTTTCCGTTTTCTCTTCATTCCTCATCTTCCTCTCTCGCTCCCCAATCCTTGCACTCCTCTACCTCAAAATCATGCGCATACCTGCATTCCGGTTTAAATCTACATGATTCACATGGCTTACTTTCTTTGTCCACCTTTACCTCCAAAATTGTTAATTCTGTTCAAGTTGTAACGTCACATAATGCCCATCACCGGTTATATCCTCGATAATATACTCACTCAGATTTCCATTGGCATTAATTTTAATAACATCTCCCAGTTGATAGTATTGTTTATATTTCTCCAGCTTTACAAAATGCTCGTTAAATATATCATCTGGGATGAAAAGCAGTATGCCCTCATACTTGATGGATGTATACCCATGTGGTACAGAGTAATATGGGGCAATCTCAAATTCTGTACCGACCTCATTAATCATTAATCCATTTATAGATAACTCGGTTATCATTACCCATTTTTCGCCTTCATTTCCGTACATAATTCACCTGCTTTCTACGGAATATCCTAATTTAAATCATTTCATGATAAATCCATCTTCTGTTACGATTTCTTCGCAATTTGCCTTGCACACTGTGCAATCTGAATGATATGAACAGTCCATAACACAAGGTTTCCCTTGCGGTCCTTCTATTGTGCACTCTCCGTTCTTATTAAGTTCTTGGCATACAAAATTGCCGCATCTGATTCCTGCATTTTTCATGACGCACCTCCGTCAAATTTGAAATCTACCCTATCAAGGGCAATGCGATAGTTTACAGTATCTTTTTCTATCCCTATGTACTCCCGGCCCAGCTCCTGGCAGGCCACACCTGTTGTATTGCTCCCCATGCAGCTATCTAAAACCGTATCCCCAGAATTGGTGTATGTGCGGATAAAATACTTACATGCCTCTAATGGTTTTTGGGTCGGATGCAGCCTCTCACGCTGTGTATCCCATTTAAACCGCAAAACATCGCGAGGATAACGCTCCGTGCTCCCTCCTCCTGATATGCCAGTTCGTGTCTTACCATAATTGCTGCCATCGCTTACATGCTTGGTATAGCTGTGTACTGGACTATGTCCGGTTGTTATCTGCGGATTATAAGTAGGCAGATGCTTATAAAATATCAGTACATTTTCATGGCACTTCATCGGCATTTTAGCGGCATTCAGATGTCCAGTACCCTTTGTTTTTTCAATAATCCATTCATACCTGTACATTTTCAGATTACTGCAGGCGAGCACCTTATCAAATGGGGACTGTGCCCAAAGAGCTATACACCCATTGTTTTTAATAATCCGGCTGTAATGCTCCCACAACCGTTTAAGGTCAATCACGCAATCCCAGCCATTGCGGGTTGTCCCATAGGGTAAATCTGTAAAAATCATATCTATGGATTTATCTTGTATACCCGGAAGAATGTCCAGGCAATCTCCTAAAAATAATTCCATGCGTTCAAGGGGCCGCTGCAGCTTTCATCCGGATAGCCCGGCCTCCCTCCTTAATCACTTAAATAACGATTTTGTTGATTAAAACACTATTTCTTACAATTTTCTTACGATTAACTCTCTGACAAATTATTCGTCTACAAGCTGGGACAACTCCATCTGTTCATATTCAGGAACCACAATAAAGTCAGATGGGAGATATAGACCGCTCTATTTAACAACGAATTCATAATTATTTTTGTAATCTTTCTATGAATTTCTCCTTTTATAATTTACACAAACTGGTCTGGCAATCGATTTTTACTCGAGTTTGCATTATATACGTTAAGAATTTGCCTTGCATACCTATAATTTCCGCCTGTTGTAACAGATGATGCATTCCTCACAATGGAGATAGTAGACGTTTTAGAAAGTTTCTTCACTAATAATGCGCTTTTATACTTTCCCTTATATGTATTATGAAAAAGGAATACTCCCCAAATAATTTCTTTTCTCAAACTGTCTGTATCACCACTCCACGACTCCAATATTATTTTTAATACTTCCTGAAGTTCTTCTATAGAAGACCGTCTATATATGTCATAAACGGTTCTAAAACAAACGATTTTATAATTTGCGCTTGTCTTAGAAAAATCAAAAATAATACCTAGATTCTCAATCCCTTCTTTTAACTCCACAACATTAACATCTCCCGCTACATACATCGCTTTCATTTTCGCACCAATATCAACCGCGCGGGACAGGCCGTTCTGTTCCGAGAACAATTTTGCTTCCTCTTCCAGTGTAAGCCCAAAAAACACTTTACAATCGACATTCAAGTTTTTATTCCCATTCCTCATAATCAATGCTTTAAGTGTATGCTGCCCATCAAAAACATAGTATTTTCCATCCCTGGAAGAAACTTTAACCGGATTGACTAATTGGGGATTGAAATTGTCTACAATCTTTCTTACCCTATTATAATCCACATTTCTCTGGTACGAAGGGTCTGATAAAATATCTCCACTAAATACTTGCACATACTTAAAATTTGTGTTATCCTTCTTAGAAGAAGGTGATTTTTTACTTGTTGTCATTAATATAATCTCCTTTCATTTCATCCATGGCGGCTACTGCTTGGGACAGTATGTCTGCCATTTTTTTATTGTTTTCTTTGTCTTTTAATAAGTCCTTATCTTTCTCAATAATCCATCTTAAGTTATCCATACATGAATCAAAATTAACGGTAAAGTCACGAATTAAATCATCAATCGTGTGGACTATAACTTTGTTAACATCATACAGGTCTCCAATAAATTCTTCCTCCGTCATATTATCAAATATGCTTGAAGCCTCATGATGTTCTCCACATGCCGCCCTATGCACACTCATAAAATCCTTTGGCCTCCAGGCGGAATTTTTGCACTCCTTACACTGGCTTTCCGGCTTACCAGTCCTTTTTATTTTGTAGAAAGCAGAAACCGGAAGTTCTTTCCTACACTTGGAACAAATCTTTGTTGGCTCCTCAGGGTGTTCATTCTTTTTGATTTCATCAGCTATTGAACTTACAGTATTTCCCTTACCTCCTTTCCTGGCCCGCTCAATCTGCTCCGGTGTTCCTTTCTCCAAAATCAATTTAGTACGCTGCACGCTCCCTTCACTTGTCCCAGCAATCTTTGCTAGCTCTTTGCGTTTTGCTGTCTTGTCCAAAAGTGGTTCATTTGGTCCACTTTTGCCCTTGTTCAAAAAATCGGCCTGTTGCCTTCCTCGTTCTCGCTGTCTCTCTTTCATCTGCTGGGCTATCACATTTTGGAACTTCAGTGCTATCTCGTTACGCTGGAAGTCATTCAGGTTCCGACGGCCCAACTGGTTCTGGAGCATCCAAATAATAACTTCTTCACGATTTTTAAACTTTATTTCTTCTGCCTTAAATTCGATATTGTTTTCTTTGCAAATCCTATAGCGGTTATGCCCATCCACAATTATTCCGTCCCAGGTGACCAAAGAATCCCGACAACCATCAGCTTTAATGTTTTCCTCCAGGCGCTTATATTCATCGTCTGTCAGAGGAGGAATTAAGCTTTTGAACTCTTGGTCTATCTTTAGCTCCTTCATTATTCGCTCTCATCCTCCTCCAAAATATCTTCCACACTAACCCCCAACGCTTTTGCCACCTTTCCCATAGAAACTGTTGTTACACCTCTGCCAGAAATTACGTTGTAGACCGTCATTCTAGGCATTCCTGTAAGTTTGGCTAAAATACTTGTGTTCAGGCAAGCATTTGCCATAATGAGTTCCACTTTCCTTCGATTTGCTTTCATCTTTACCTCACATTCATTACAAGGTCTTCTGTTCCTTTGCCATTTCAATTTCCAATGATAACTGTTCATATTTAGGAACTTTCACAAAATCATCCGGCAAACGCACCCCGAACTGTTCAGAAACCATCTTAAACGCCTCGCAAATTTGCCACGCTGCACTACCCTGCTTTTCCATTCGCTTGTCCATTTCCTTATTAAAGGAAGCGATTTCTCCAAGCGATGTTGCCTTAGTCTCATATTTTCTTTCGATTCCTGTATTTTCCATCTCGTTAAATCGCTTTACATATCTGGCCGTAAAAAGAACCCCTTTTTCACCGGTAGACTTATTTGCCAAAAAATCACAGCCCAACCGGGTAACATTATAGCAAGGTCGTTTTTCACCTTTTGTATCTATGTAAGAAGATTTCGCAAAATAATCAACCACGGACATTTGTCCTTCGTTCAATATCTGTATATAACCTTTGCGGTCTTTCCGTCCTTCTAATTTTTTCAAAAGGTCAGAATGCTGAACCTCCATCATTTCCGCAACTTCCAATGTAGTAAGTGTTACTATTCTTAAATCGTTCATAGTTCATCATCCTCGCTTACAGTAATGTACTTTCAGTACATTTACTTGACAAAAAAATTTCATCTACTGTTTTCCCAAAAACACCTGCAATTCTTGCCGCCACATCAAAAGAGGGCTTTCTGTCTTCGCTCTCTATAAATGCAATATGCCTTGCAGAAACGCCAACTTTTGCGGCTAATTGCGTTTGAGACATCCCTAATTTCATTCTTTCTTGCTTAACTCCGTTCACTTTTTTACCTCCTTGTAAATAATATGTACTAATAGTACTGTACTTTTTGTACTTTGTCAATGGCTTTTTTCAAAAAAATATGATAGAATATAATTGAAAGCAGAACTTTTAGTTCAAGAAGGGAGCCTGTATGTTAAAAGAGCGAATCAAAGATTTACGATTACAATATCATTTAACCCAAAAAGAATTATCAGATAAGCTTGGACTTACTCCTAAAATGGTATCTTTTTACGAATTAGGCGAGAGAGTCCCCCCTCCCGATGTTTTACAAAATCTGGCTGATATATTTGATGTTTCAACAGACTATCTTTTAAGCCGCACAGACAGAGTGTTGTGTAAGGATTGTCATTATATGTATAATCCTTTATCTAAATCAGATGTAGACCAACATTTGAAATATCATAATAAATATATCTCTGCTAAAAATAATTATGGATTAGCTAATATACCTTCTTATCTGGATGCCGAAATAGCAAGAAATAAAGCTTTGCAACAAATAAGAAAAAAGAATATTATTCGAAGTGAACGTTTAGAAGCATATGTTGAGTTTATTCATGCTGAATATGTCATCATGCTATGGAAAAATAACCTAAGTCTTGACTGCGAAAGTTTCTCTACTTTCATGCAAAAGGATATTGGATTGGCTAGCACCAAAACAATGTTTGATGAAGTTGAACCAGGATTTTATGATTATTTAGTAGAACAATACGGTGCTTTAAGTGATGAAAATGCTCATGATTTACCCTGTGATGATAGTGCTATGGAAATAGGGAATGATTTAGATAAAATAATTAGAAAAATAGAATCTGTCGATAATGGGATATTGCTTTATCATGGTGAACCACTTGAATCTGACTCTATTATTATGCTTAAAAATGCTTTGGAACTCGGCATTCGTCAACTAAAGACAATACCACAATAGATAAATACACAAAACAACACGGGGAAACGATGGAGGTTTTACTATGTCATTTTCAGATAAGATAAAACTTGAGGTTATGCTAGCATGTAAAAGGCATTGCTGCCTATGTGAAAAATTTTTCGGAACACATATAGAGATTCATCATATAAAGCAGCAAGCTGATGGAGGAGAAAATACATTTGATAATGCCATCCCTTTATGTTTTGAGTGTCATGCGCGTGTACGTGAATATAATCCACATCATCCCAAAGGAACAAAATATACCGAAAAAGAATTGAAAATAATTCGTGATGAATTTTATGAAAAGGCAAAAACACTGACTCGTTCTTCTACTCCATTATCCATGAAAGACTTTGCAATACTAAAGCAGTTTAAGCAAAATTTTACTAGTATTATCGAAGCTGTAATTAACACGGACTTTACTCAAGTAGTGCCCTATATTTTAGATGCTCTACCTGAAAGTTTACAGGAATGGAATAGTCTTATGTATCAATTTGAAAATGAAGAATTGGAGGAATTAAAATGTAATATTCTTAGATTATTAAATGAAATTAATTCTTATATAACATTAGATAATTATAGAATTTTAGGCGAAAATTATATCTGCCGAAATGAATCTGTCGATGAAGGAAAAACATTAAGGGACCTAATTCGCCCAAACACATTATCTATTAGGCAACAACTTCCCGATCTTCTTAAAGCACTATATTCATACAGATAAAGCAAAAGGCCATCCTTCAAATAAAGGGCGTCTTTTTGGAGTAGGGGTGCCCTCACCTGGCACCCCATTAACAAATCAAGGTACTTTTTTGCTCACCAAGTCACTGTGCTATCGCAGCAGTAGGATATGGAGCATTAGTCTCAACATCTACTGGTTCTCCCTTTTCTAATATTTCACAGTCATAAAGGTCATTATCGCTTGCTACAAATCCTTTTTTCATAAATGTTGCTTCAATCTTTACTGGAGTGTTTTCCTCTAATTCCAAGAATACCGTTTCATCAGTTCTACATAGTAAACCATCATATCCATTGTCAGTTGCTTCATGTTTTAAATGAAAAAAAATCTTATTTAATCCTTGTCGTACAAAGAAACCATCTTCTTTAGATTCGCCTTGTTTTCCAATATATCCAGTGACTATTATACGCTGCCCTTGCGGTATTTCACAATCTTCTAAAACTTTATCAGCAATAGAATTAGCTACTTTCCAGTAATTTTTATTGCTTGATTCCTCATCATCTGATAATCCAAATAACTCAACGTCACTTAGTTTTGATAATTCCTCTAAATATTCATCAGTATAAGAATCGCAAACCTTTTTCAATTCATCATACGAGTATTCTTGCGGCTCTTTTGCCTCATTCGTAACTTGTACCGTAGATTCATATGTGCTTTGCGATTTATTTGCGCATCCTACCAGCACCATACAGCACATTAACACTATAGTTAACTTTTTCAATATAATCCCCTCCCATTTTATAATAATGTAACTATATCATGTAGGGAGGGGATTTTCAATATTCCATCAATCTATTCCTTTAAATCCTGTTTTCCCTGTTCTATTATACCGCTGTGCCACTCCCCTGCATGTAGCATTGTAAATACCAGTTTCATCAATCACAGGCTTCTCAACAAGTTGTTCAAGCAAATCGTTATTACGCCTTAATTCATAAAGCAATTCCGCATTGGAACCCTTTAAGCTTGCTGTTATTTCTGTTGTATAATCTATGCTCATTGAACCAGGACTGAAATTCGGCAAGGATACCTGTGGTGCCATAGCGTATTGATTTAATAAGTCATTTCCTAATGTATAGGTAAAATCAGAACCAGGGAGTGCTATACTGTATCCGTTCAATACGGATTTCATAGAATCTATCCAATGCTCTATCATAGGCGCTGTTTTATCCATTTCAGCACCAAACTCATTATTAAACCCAATACCGGTAAATGCACCATACTGCCCCATTATACGGGATGGACTGTTAATATCCAGCCCCTTCTTTCCGGTTACAGTTTCCTTTAATTCATCAACCTTTCTTCCAAGCCATGAATTATCCCAATAATCTTTAATTCCCTGCCAAAATCCTTTGCTAAAATTAGCACCTGAATCATAGGAAGAGCCTGCACTTTTATCATTCGGGTTAAATTCATTATTCATGGTGCTCTTAGCTACACCAGCAAGATCTTTAGTCTCGGTCTCCACATTACCCTGTCCACTTTTTATCCCCTCTGCCAAACTGTCAGCGCCATCAATTCCAAGCGCTTCAAGTTTTTCGATTAGTTCAGGGCGTTCTTTTTCTTCTGCCACACTAATCTGTCCAAGCAATTCTATAGCCTTGGCTTGTACTTCGGCGCTTGTTTTTGAATCACCCAACTGTCCTATCAGTGCTTCAGGAACTTTAATTCCCAATCCGGCGAATAATTCGATTAATTTCCCTTCTTCCAAACTATGTCCATTTTGTATTTTGGCAAGTAAATCCATCGTCGATTTCTGTACCGTTACTTCTCTTTCTGAAAAATTCTTCACTATTGCGTCAGGTAAATCATAGCCAATTTTCTCAAACAGTAACTTTATTTCTGGCATTTGGACTTCCGCTCCACTTTGAATTTTCAAAAGCATCTTGGTGACTTCCGCTTGTGTCTCTGGTTCCATCTTTGCAATGGCACTTGCTAATTCTTTTGGCAATGATAAACCTAAACTCTTAAAAACACTCTTCAATTCATCGCCGGATGCCTGGACCCCCTCTGATAAAGATTTAAAGAATTCCTGAATTGGAGCTATGTCAAAGTTTTCATCCAATGCTAACATTTGCATAAAATCTTCCGATAGAGCCAAGTCAAAATTGGAAAATTCTGTATTTAAATCTCGCAAGGATTGTTTATACTCGTCTGTAGCCATTTTATCTGCCTTTTTTGTTTCTATAGATTCTTTTTCCTTTTGCGTACAGTCGTCAATAGTACCTTTTGTGAAATCCAACTGATAATTTGCCTTATCCAGTGTGTCTTGCGCGTTCTGCACTATAGAATCATATTCTGATGTGGTGCTAGTTAATTCATCTAACATTTTATCAACTGCTCTTCCATTTATAGCACTCTCGCCAAACCAATATTGTAACTGTTTTGTGCTTCCATTAACGTCATAGACTTGCTCTTTCAAATCTTTTATAGCTTCAATATCTCCTGCCTTAATTAGTTCTTTAACCGTATCAGACAATTGCGGATTTTTTACAATAATATCATCAAGGGTTTTCTGATATTCCTCCTGTGCTTTATTCACATTCATCTGTGCCTCGTACTGGTCTTTATATGCCTGTACAAGATATTCCTGTGCCGCCTGCTTTTGTGCGAGGCTCTCATATCCCTGAATCACTGCATCCAATGACTCTTTCTGAATATCTAAATATCCTGTTTCATCATCGATATACCTACTTAAATCAGGAATAATATCAACAAGGTCTGCTGATACGTTCTTTAACCTTTCTTTTTCATCCGCACTTAAAGAAGCTTTGTCTGACAGATCATTGTACTCTTTTGCCAAATCACGGGCTATCTGAGATTCTGCCACGCCAGCTGTTTCAATTGCATTTTTTGTGTTATCCAGACTTGTGTTAATCTGATTTGTTTTTTGAGAAACCTCATCATTCAAATCACTAATAGCCTGGGAAAACTGACCTATTGCTGAACTTTTAGCCGCCTCATCAGTAACCCGCATAATACGCTGTGCAATCAGCAAAATCCCACCAGCAATTGCAGTAAAGGCAATTCCACCTAATTTGGCTGGTCCAAGAGCATAGGTTAAACCATCTATAATGCTACCCGTTTCGGCTGCTTCCAACATTATTACACCAAACGTTTGAAATGCACTTGAAAGCGGTTTTAGTGCAGCAGTTATCCCAGTCATTATGGATGTTACACCACTATATGTTTTCCAAACCATAAAAAAGCTCAAAAAGGTTGTGGTTAATCCTGAAATTACAGAAACAGGCATCGCATTTAACACCTTTGCCATAAAATCAAATGCCTTTCCTATTCCATTGACCAGCGTTTCAAGAGTCGGTGATACAATTGGAGTAATCCCCTTAATAAAGTTAATGAGTCCCTGCCCAATACCAGAGGCAAATTTTCCAAGCGCCGAGGCCAGATTTTTAAATCCTGAAGCTAAAACAGACCAATTTACATCAATCACGCCAAACTTATCTAGCGCAATGACAATTCCAGCTATCCCACCGGCAATCGCAACATACTTCATGGGACCTACGAGTTTAAAGAGTTTTTGCAAAGGACTATAGATGTTTTTTACACCTTTAGCCGCCGCATCTACAGTCTTGAATCCCATAATTCCGGTTGCAACTATGCCAAGAGCATAACCTATCTTTTCGGCTGTCCCAGGGTCAATTTTCCTCAATGCGTCTGCCACACTGTTTATACCATTAGGAACTGTGAAGTTAATAAAATCTGCACCTACAGACAGTAAATCTCCAAAAAAGTCAATAAGCCCTTCCCCTACCTTCATAGAAAACGGAGCCAATGCCTGCCAAAAGTTCCGCAGAGCATCGTTAATCGCCGGAAAATCAATCTTCATCAAAAAGGCATTTATATTGTCAATGAGCATAGGAAGTCCGGTGCCAAGGGTCCATTTTCCTACAGGAACCAGAAATTCATTCCAAAAATCTTTTAGGGCAGTCCATGTAAAATCCCCCAGACGGGCAAGCCCTTCATTCCAGAGTCTCTTTAAAGATTCCCTAGTCGGCTCAGCAGCTTCCCAAATACGTTGAAAAGCCCTTGTGATTTTATCAGCCAATTCTTGAGCTGAGTTCTCCATATTCGCAAATGCCTTGTCCCATGCCAACTGATATTCAGCGAATGCATCTGCAAACGCATCGTCCAGAAGGCCACCGGCGCCGCCTCCAGAACCACTGCCACCGCTTCCAGAATCTTTTTGTGAATTAATAACATTCAGTTTATCAAATCCCTGGAGATTGTCTGCCATCTTCTTTGTGTTCTTTGCCGCATCACCGGTGCTATCTGCAATGCCACCAGCTGCATCCTCCATATCTCCAAAATCTGTTGCAGCTGAACCTATAGAAGAACTGAATCCTCCTATCTTTATTCCCAACAAACCGCCTATCCAAGAAAACAATCTTTGTATGGCGATGACCAGCGCATTTATGTATGGAAGAACTTTTGATACTATTGGTAGAAGTAAATTTCCTATAGTTCTAGCTAAATTTGCAAAATTGGCCTGTAATAAGCGCAACTGGTTTGCCGGTTGTCCTATCGTAGACGCCATATCTCCCCAGGCATATTTTGTAGATTGGAGCAAAATAATAGTCCGCAGAAGTGCTTTATCCTGCTGTCCCAGTTTTGCTATTTTAGCATCTATGCCTAACTCATATAGTTTCTCCTGTAGGTTCACATTACGAATATTAACACCGTACTTATCCAAAGTTCGGCTCATACCAACCATGCCAGATGCCATATCCTGCCATACATCCTCAAATTTCAGGTTCTTCACAGAGGCCAAATCTGCACCAATCATAGTCAGAGCGTTGGACAATTTTAGAGCTGTCTCAGAAGCCACGCCCATGGATGAGGCCATCTGCCCAAACGTAGCCTGATAATTCATAAGCCTTTCGGGGTCAAGTCCAAGACTAGGCATTCCGGTTGCTATAAGATTCCCATATGCATCAGGTTGAAATCCTGTCATTTTGCCTGTCAATGCTTTTGCTCTCTCGCTGAAAGATTTAGCATAAGCTTCAGCAGACTCATAACCTGCCTTTTTCCATTCACCTGCCGCGTTTCCTGCAACTTGTCCCCATGCAGCGTCAAAGTAATTCAATGTTTCTATATAATCCATGGATGATTCTGTAGCTTTCCACAAAGCTTTGGCTCCACGAATCAACAAGAAACACTTAGCGTAGAACATACCTATTTGAGAAACTAAACCTTTTGTAGCTTTGGTCGCTCTACTTGCACTACCAGAATATAAGTTTAAACCTCGGTACATTGCCGTCGATGCACTGCTAACTCTTGAACCATTTCCGGCCAGACTTGCCAGAGCAGTTGTCATTTGTATAAGATTCTGGCTTACTGCTGGTGCATGGGACAATGTTGCCATTAATTGACTCAAAGCTACACCAAGCGCCTGAATGTTTGGAATTGCTGTGGTAGCCGACTTACCCCCCAATTTTGTTATAGAAGAAACCAGATTAGCTAAACCAGTAGTATCAAAATTAAGCGCACCTATCCCGTTCATACCACTCACAAAACGTAGCATCTGGTCTTTAATCGGCTTTAAATTCATTGCCGCCTGTGTTGCCTTAGCTCCCCCAAGCCTAGTTATATTACCTACAAAGCTATTCAACCCTGTAAAATCGAATGTAACGCCTCCTATGGTATTCATATCCATAATAAAAGACCGCAGAACAGTGGAGAGCTGCGGAAGGTTTTTGACTGACTGTGTGGCATTTATACTCCCAAGGCGGCTCACACTGTTTACCAACGTTACCAATCCATTTGCATCAAAAGTTAAACTTCCAACGCTATTCATTCCAGTAATAAAATCTTTCATACTGGTTTTCAAAAACTCCAAATTTTGTGTTGCTTCTGTGACTGTCGCTCTCCCCAGTTTAGATATGGCATTTGCTATATTCGAAATCCCATCAGAATCCACATGAATATCATTAAGCCCCATCATATTAGCTGTAAACGTAGACATGGCCTGGGCCGTCGCTACAACTCCCTGGGCATCTACCGTTGCCAGCTTATTCATTCCAGTAGCAACTCTACTAAAATCTGCTGTCTTAGTTCTGTTATTAAAATTCTGAATAGAAGCCGATATCTGATTAATTCCGGATGCAATATTGCTTACATTGGACATTTCCAGGCCAGTAATTGTGGACTGGAGTCTCATCATTTGTGCAATAAATTTATCTAGTTTAGCATCTGCACTTTGTGTACTGGCATCTATCTTGACCTTTAAATCGTCAATCACATCTGACATAGTATTCACCTACCTTTTCTGAATATTAAAAAAGGCGGGTGACTGTCCATCACTCGCCCTTTGTGTTTACAAATTATCAGATTATTTCTCTATCATTCACTGACAATAGTTAAATGAGCAAATAGGATATGACTCCTACTTGCCCTTATTCTCAGATTCCATTGAATTAAAGAAATTCAAAAATTGTTCTAAAGCTTTCTCTTCTTCCTCTTGCTTTTCTTCTGGAGTCAATGGAGTCACTCTGATTGGTTTTTCTGGGTATTTTCCCTTTCTCCTACGCTTGACGAATGGCATTGCATTACATACCGTGGCATCTAATGCAGCAGCAACATATTGACCCATTAGCCACATTTCGTCACTACGTTCCTGTTGTCTCTGTCCATACGCTTTAATAAACGGCATCATTTTGGTAGGATTGAGATGCCAAAACGTCGCATAAGGCACTCCTACCTTAATCCCAAGCGGAAGATAATGCTCCCAAATTATTTTGTGGAAGTTGACTTCCTCTTTCGGTCTGTCGGAACCTTCGGCAATGTAGACTGTTCTGTCTCCTTTTCTGCTTCCTTGATTGCCTTCGCCATTGATTCGGACATGTCCTTCAGATACCTGTCCAGTCCGGTCAATTTGAAAAAACCATCTTCCTCCATGCATTCCTTCAAAAATTCATACATTCCGAAATAAGATGCACGGTCATCGTCTGGATTTTCCTTTACAAACTGTTTAAACAGCAGCCTTGCTGCCTTTTCATCTTCAACAGGATTATTTTCCAGTAGACCCGCATAAAGACAGGTAATTGACAATGAAGCCATATCAGAAAACATATCTGCTGTTCCGTCCATCATTGCCGTTGCCATTTCGGACTTATCCTCCTTACCTGTGATTCCACGCTTCATAATGTAGCCACCAGAAACCACTTTAAACACTTTATCCACGCAGGCCTTATATTCTGCCGCTTCAAAGGAAAACTCTACTTTATATTCATTTCCGCCAATTGTTAATAATCTCATTACAAATCCTCCCTATTTTTTCTTATGCCGGGGTATCTACTTTTTCTGTTGGTTCAATCGGTTCAGCCCAGCCAATTTCTCCAGTCGGAGTTACGGATATTGTAGTATCCCAGGCATTGTCCACATCTGTTGCTGACCATCCAAGACTTGACGGGGTACAAGTAAAGAAAAATGCCTCAGTCAACCCTGGATGAAAAAATTCCATCCACATACGCTTGCCGGATGACTTTGCGCTCTCGTATTCAGCACAAATATCCTTCCACATTTCACGGAAACCATCGGACATGCCAAACGTGATTGCAAGTGCACCGCCTGGGTCTTTTAGTCCATCAATGTATCGTTTCCAAACGGTATCGTTCAGGGATGTTACGTCGTAGGTTGCAGTTTCCGGGTTAAAATCCGGTATTGATTTTGGATTTGGCAGGTCGATAAATGCTGTTGGTTTTGTACCTGCGGTTGCCTCGATCGCATACCCAACGTGAATTCCTGCTGTGGAAAGGTCAACAAAATTTTTTGCCATAGCTTTATATCCTCCTTGTAATTTCACATAAAAATAAGAACCTCACCATTTTCTGGTAAGGTTCAAAGCTTATTTGGTTTCTATATGATATCGCCCTCGCAATAGGTTCTTCTAAACCTTGCAATCCAGCGGTATGCTTCTGTGGTACTGGCCCTGTCTATCTCAGTCGGACCATAATTCATTGTAAATCCCATCTGGCGCATAAGCTCCGCAGCATGGAAAACCAGCTGCCGGGCTTTTGTAGTCGATTTGGAATCGTAAATCGTAATCTCAAAGCTGGCCAGTATAGCACACTGTTTGTTTTGAAGAGAAGTGCTGGTTGTGGGTTCACCCAATATTTTCAAATACAAATATGGAAACGCTGGAGGGGTATCATTCCGGGTGGTTCCGCTTCCTTTTAAATGTTTCTTCAATGTTTCATCATTCACCAGTCTGGAGTAGACCAGTGAGGAAATGTCAATCATCCACCAAACACCTCCTTTACAATCGCCGCCACATGCTGACGGATAGCTACCGAAGCGTTATACATAGGCATTGTAGCCTTAACGCCGTAGGAATGATGCCATTCATCATCATCTCCCAAGTACCACCATCCATCTTCGTTAAATGCCCACTTCTGACCAGGGAATGTACCAACACCCATGCCAAACTCTGGTGCTTTCGGATTCCCGACATGGTTATACCGAATTCCGCTTCCGAATTCAACAAGACATAAAGTCGAAATGGTTCCGTAATCATTGGATTTCGTCTGGCCAGAAGCAATCAACATAGCTTTACAGCCTGCCTTTGATGGTTCCATATCTATCCGCAGGGAGATTGTCTTGCCAAGAGGTGATTCTCCAACTTTTGCTTGCGCCACGGTTAATCCGGCTTCTGCCAGTCTTTGGCACAGCAGTTCAGCCTTGCGGTGCAAGTCTTGTTTGTAATCTTGAAGCTGGTCGATAATGCTCTGGATTCCTTTTTTGGATAGTTCGCCACGGATTACTCGCTTCGCCATAAACTAAAATGTTTCCTTTCCCCTTAATCGCTGAACTTTCTCTGTTACTCTCGCAAGCAATTCTTCCGTTTCTTCCAAAGAATTTTCCTCATAACAGTCCATGGCTCGATAATATCCTTTTAATGCATCTGGCAACTGTGGTAGAAACTGGCCATTAATTTCTACATTACAGGCCGCGAACTCCATTCCCATCACCGGGAGTCCACCCGCAGTTGTTCTAAAACGAACTTCTCTCAATCCGTCAATTTCTTTTTCATTCACAAATACACGGGTACAGGCACCTTTGTTTTCAATTCTGATTTTAGGTAATTCATTCATCCTATTCTTCTCGTTGTCATAGGTTTTCTCGAATATATCTGGTTTACATGGGTACAGTTCTCCGTTTACGCCCTGGATAATATAATCTCCCACACTGGCATGGTGGATGCCCTCAAGCGTTTTAATAAACAGTTCTACTGGCGGCGAATCACAATCCAGACTGCCATAGTACATTACACCATCTTCAAAAGCCTTTACCGCCCATTCTGGCACATACCATTTTCCGTCTGTTCCCTTTAAATCCCCGTCATACTGAAATGCTTCAATCTCAACGGGTTTCTTCTTATATTTTGCCATCGTCCCGTTCCTCCGTTTTCCACGTCTCCTTTAAGTGTTTCAAGACATCAATCAACTCGTCAATGGCTTTCTCATTCTTAAATTCCAAAATACAAGGAATCATTCGTAAATCAACTCCGTCTTCTCTTATCGGTCGATAATCCAGTAGAACCGTGGGATATTGTTCTTCTTCTCCTTCTCTTCGCTCCAGAATGGCTGTATAAATATCCTTATTGAATGTTACTTTGCACTGGTCAAAGTTATATGTTTCATGCCGAATCATTTTGCTTTCCCTCCGTCACTTTCCGAATCGCATACAGAACTGAATTTAAAGACTTCCCTATCTTGACAACCTTGTAATCCGGCTTATTGGTCAACTTTCCATCTGCCCCAAATTCCGGCTTCTTATCCACGAATAGCACTGACAATTCATCAATCGGCAGATTCATGTCACAGGTAGCAACCGTCTTGTCATACGCCAAATCAACGCCAAACGGGTCAGTATTCGCTTCTCCTCTGGCTGCTGATACATTCGCCCTGAACTCTACTGGTTCAAAATATCCAACGGTAAAATCGCCAGTTAAAAGCGGTTCTCCGGTCACGGGGTCATAGATGATATTGCCGTCAAGGTCTGTCTCGTAGATGGGAATGTGATTGTCGTAGAGCTGATACCACAGCTTTTGTTTGTTACGTTTCAGTCCTCTCATAAAATCACACTCCATAATTCAACCCTACGCATAAATGTTCATACAAGGACTTATACAGTTCCTTTTTGATATCTTCCTTGTACACGGTTGTCATAACGCCACCTATGCTAATTTGCATTGTTTCGCGCAAAATCGGAGCCGCCGCCATTTGCGTTAAGTCATTTCTTGTAGTAGCTAAAGCCATTTCATCATAATAAGCGCATGCCTCAATACGCTTATGATTGCACTTATCCCTGTCTGGGCATTTCCGGCACTTCGTTGCCATTCTACTTACAGCACCCATACCCCCACCACCTTATCACTCAACCACTTTCCAGTCCTCTGCCAGCACATCTCTGATTGACGGAACCCACATAGCATGAGAACCATCAACCGTGTTAATCTTCAAATACGGCTCACACCGGAATAAATCGCCCTCATTCATGCCCCATGCGGCGGCGGTCTGCTTATTACACGGAATTCCCTCTGGATAACCCTTCTGATAGACCACGAACAGACCTTTGCCGTTCCAGCCTTTGCGAGTAACACGCTGACCGCGCTTTAATCGAGATACTGCCTCGCCGAATGTAAAGGTTGACACATTAAGTCCGGTAACAGAATCGCCGTCAATAATTTCCCAGTCATCAGCCATCATGTGGCCGATATCAACAAAGATACACTCTGTTTCCATAAACGGAACCTTTGAACCGTCTTTGCAGTACATGACAATCGTGCCGTTCTCTTTACGCCAAAAACCCTTCCATGATGGCCTTTTAATATCTGCGCCCTGTTTCAGTGCCTCATAAGCTTCTTTAAAAAACATACTTTACCTCCACTTTCTTTTATCAACTTTTTGAAATATTCTTGAGTAAGAATGATATTGCGTCCACATGGTGGCAAACCGTTCACTGTATGTGTCGGTACGCAACCTAAACTCAAATCGAAATATTCACAGCTTCTACATTTATCGTTACCTTCATCTACTGGCAACATGATGTTTACCTCCACTACCTCCACAAAAAGAAACGTGTGCTTGCCCACCACCATTCACAGCACACACCCTGCGCCCAGCCGGGGAGGTATCGGCTGGACACGCACCGTCTTGAAAGGAGAGTTTCTGCTTTTATGCTTCTTTATCCGGCTCTTCTACTTCATCCGGGTGCTCTGCTGCCCATTTGTCACACTCCGCCTCAAATGTAGTACCAGGGAATGTTTTCCAGCCCCGCGCTGCACAATACGGACAGTCATCCGGATGTGTCTTTCCTGTTCCTGGTCCATACTCCGCCATATGTGCCTTGTAATCTGTTTCCTCTTTCGGGTTCTCAAAATGTATTTCTCTGTTCTTGTAATCGTAAATCATAGTTAAATCCTCCTTAAAATGGTTTATAAAATCTTTGCCATGGGAACAACATCAAAATAGATATCGTCCTCTTTTTCATAGGCGCGGCTGATTCCATTCTCACTGTGGTTGGATTCTCCATCAGCACCCTGTTTCGCCCAATAATAAACAGCGGCGGCAAATATCGTATCACGATACCGCACAACCGCTGTCTCTTTCTCTGTTTCCGTGTACCCAAACGGATACCGTTTCGCACAAACTTTTCGGATTGCTCTCTGGACTAAGATGAGCAGAACCGGCTTGTCGGCTTCTTCCACCTCATCCCGAAGATATGTAATCACATCAGCCAGAATCTCCGCTTCCACTCATCCCACCTCGCTTTCCTTATGCCTTTGCAGTTACCGTAGCGCTACCGGCTTTCAGAGCCTTGTAATCGGAACCACACTCAACAATCGTAATAGTCTTTCCGGTCGCCGCTGTAATATCAGCAGTGCCGTCCCATGCTGTCCAAGTCTTTACGTTTTGCCCCGGAGTAACAGATTCCGCCGCGTCGCCAACTTTGTACTTATAAAGGTTTCCGCTATCTTTTGCCGGAGAAACCGTTACCTTAGTTGTCCCGGAGGTCGTACCGGTGGCAGACGTTACGGTCAGATTCCCTACATCTGTGTTGACAGTAGCAATTACCATTCCATACGGGTCAGGCAGAACTGGGATAAACATACCAGAAGCCTTTGTCCACTTTGCAACCGGGTCCTGGGTCGCCCACATGGTCACAGTCACATACATTTTCTGTAATGCCTCCTGAAATGCGGAGTATTCAGTTTCCTCCGGGGTTGGTCCCCAAAGTCCTGTACCGGCACGGCCAGACATATCGGCAGTATAAAAGGTTACTTTGTTCTCGTCAAAGTATCTACCGGATGCTCTGGAACCATCAGACTTCACAAATGCAAATTGCTGGTCGCAAGTCGCCATGGTAAATCCGAACTCCTCCATCATAATAGACCGAAGTTCAGCCATAGTTACCAGCCGTCCAACATTGATGTTTCCGTAAATGGCAGTCTGGATGTACTTATTCTTCCGCATCCGCTGAATCTGTGTATCGGAAGTCAGCACATGGGTAACAAGTTTGCCCTGGTCTTTCAGAATCTTAACTGCCCTCTGAATATCGGAAAAAATATCGTATAGATCGGAAGAGCA